CTTTGTTCCATTGTTGGATTATGTAAATCCATATACCATATAACAACTGCATAGAGTAGATAGATGTACGTTGATATGAATATTCTAGGAAAGATTCTCCACTGGTCAACCGCATACGCCATGTCAATCCATTTTTGATATTTATTAACTGGTTCTGTTTTTTTATCCATGTCTCATTTTTTCCTTTTCCATTCTTTCATTTTCTTCTTTAATATGTTTCTGTAACAGACCTAAGTAAATCTCCCTTTCCCATGGCATCATATTTTCTAATTCGGTTAAACTGTACTTATGATGTTGCATCAATGCAAAATTTGTCTGATAATAATTTGTTACACTATCATGTGAAAGGCCTATTCTAAAAAATTGTCAAGTCCTTCTATAGTTACTTTACTCTTAACTTGTGTTTTTGGATTGGTAACTTCAACTTCATGTCTCAACTTCGGCATGGTGTCAAAGAACTTTATTACCATCTCAAATTGTTCAGTGGTAAAGTTATCAATGAACTCCTCAATATCTTCGTCACTAATATCAATACGATTATGAATAACATCTCCATGATGAACCTCCCATATACATTTTTTAAGAATATCAAAAACTTGGGTAGTTTGGTCTTTTCTGTTAATGGTTGTTCCTCTTATATCCGATAATTGTGGATATTTCATAACCATCTTTATATCATCCGTAATGTTAATTATATTACTATGATCATCAACCATTTGCACAAAAACATCACTAAGATTTATATTTACAGGAACATGAGTTTCATTGTCATCTGGACATAAAATATTAACAGTTGCAGTTTCACCCACAGATTTTGATCTCATTTGTAAAAACATATACTCAACATCAAATACTGGTGAAGTCTTACCATTAACTTTGTCAAACGTACATGAATTTATAAGTGATGACATTGCATCAAAAATCTCAGTCTCATTTTCACTTTCTTGTGCCATCATCAAAATCTTTTGTTCTTTTACCAAAAAGGGTCTATACTTTATTTTTTCTCCTGTAGATGGTAAATCCAATGTGTACACTGGAGTTTTTAACTTTGGTAGTGCCATAATTTTTCATCCTTTATTATAATTTAGATAATACTTTTGGTACTTGTGATAATATTTTCCTTTCAACAACATCTCTAACTCTATCATTAACTCTTTCACCAAACGCCTTTTTTGGGTCTGATGTTCCTAAAGTCTCCCAATATCTATAAGAAAATCCTATGTCAACAGTTGATATTTGATTTGTAGTGCCATAGTCATAACTCATACCAGATATAGTTTTTGGAAATACGTCAAACAACTTTACACCCATTCTTCTTCTGTCTTGTAAATCAAGTTGATAAATTTCTAGTGACCCCACATAATCATTATAGTAACCCATATCCCAAGACGATCTATTAAAAGATAACTCTTGCCATCCCTCAAAATATCTTCTCTCTTGTAAATCATTGGATAGATAAAATGATGCGTTTATTTCTGCAAATGAAAATCCACTCACATTTTGTCGTGGTGGGCCATATAAGTTCGTATCTGGTTCTGTATCAAGATTTCTACCAGGCATGGTGATAGACTTACATTTCATAGATATATTTTTCATCATTGGTGGTGTTGTCATCTGATTAAATATATCAGTAAATGCGTCCTCAAGTTTTGTTTTACCATTACTACTTGAACCAATTTTTAATTTACTTGGTGGAAGAACTAAAACCTCAAAACGTGATGGTCTTGCAAATCCAGAGTCGTCACGATACCCTGCAAGAAAATCATTGAGTATACCAAACGCAAGTCCACCAATCTCATCACCTTGAATTTTTGATGCGATTTTATTGGTTGCAGCGGCACCTATGATACCCCCTATTCTTTTAAGTGGCATTACAACATTCTCCTAGAATCTGACCATACTTCTCTTGATGATGCCTTTTTAAATTGTTGCACAGGTAACATCGTTGCAATTACAAATTCATCTGCATCTATTCTACGAAATGCAGAGTTTGTGTAACTGTATAGGTATTTATGTAAAGTCGGTTGAATTAATTTTATTCTTTTTACATTCTCATATTTTACGTTTAACCTTGTAGTTTCATCAAACTTGTCATTACTACTGTAATCAGTTAACTTGTCTAGTAACCTTACTCTAAGTGGTATCGGTAGGTAATGAAAGTTGATTCCAAGAAATCCATCTGAGTATCTTTTTAGTGGAAGAACTAAAGGGAATATATCATAGTATGGTAGTTTTTGTTTGAGTTTTGGGTCATAAAAAAACATATTCAGTTTACCAAAAAATGGTGATGCTCTACGTTTCCCATCTTGAATAAGTTTGGTGCGGTTTGGTTTACCAAATTCTACTATTTTTCTACGATACCACTCAGTAGATAAATTTCTACCACCAACTTCTTTCTTTAGAGATTGAATGTATTTACTTTGAGCCATATAATTATTTATACTGAGGATTCAGATGGTCTTCAGTCAGTATCTTAAACTCCATATTTTGGTCTTTACAAAACTCTGTTGCAGATTTCCACTTCGCAGAGTTGATACCCCAATTCTGCACATCCTTATACCACTTTTTTGTTTTACGTTTTGGGTTCTTTACTGGTGGTTTGGTTTGGTATTTTGGTTTGACCTCTATGATGAACTTTTTAGTCACACCACTAGATTGTTTTACTTTTATGTAGAAGTCTGGAAAGTAACGATGTATTCTACCATCCCATGGCGACCTGTAAGGTATGATAACCTCTTCACTACCCCACTCTAGTATTGCATCTGTATTATCACAGTAAACCATAAGTTTACGTTCCCACAGTGAACGATAGATCACTTGAGAAGAATTACCCTTATATTTACTAGGGTTTATTGGTTTGTATCGACCTTTATATGACATAGTGTATAAATAATAAAAAATAGTTGTAAGGATATTTATATGGGTATTGAAAATCTTGCAAAGGGTGTTTTGTCACAAACAGTCACCCCTGCACTTAAAAAAGTTGCTGGTCAAATTGGTGGAATAATTGGTTCAGACATTGGAAGAGACTCCAGAGATGCGGTAGGTCGTAACCCATCAGTAGAGGAAACAAAAAATCTTTGTTTTCCAAAAGACCTACTGACTGATAACTTTGCAGAGGGTAATCACGGTCACTATATTCAGTTTTTTATTAATCATCAAGACGAAGCGAAACTAACATTTGGTGAAAGAGTTAAACCAAATCTTAATGATGAGGTGAACAACAGAAGTCTTTCCCCTGTAAAAAAAGAATCCAAAAACACTAATGGTGGTGGTCTTCTTGGACAGTTCAACACTACACTTGCATCTTTAGCACCAGAGTTTGAAAAATTAGAATCACAGTTAAGTAAAGTAAAAACACAGAGACTAAACGAACTCGCTGCAAATAATCCTCTTTCTGACGGAACATTTGCAACGGACATACAAGACATTATTGCAGATAGAGGTTTAGAAAGTGAACTAGAAAATTTAAAAAGTTCGTTGATGTCAGACGGTGGTGTTACAAATTTCAATGAACTCAAAACCAAGTTTAGTCAAACTGCAAAAAGTGGTGCGGTGTTGGCACAGATGGAAAATTTTAAACAAAAACTTGGTTTACTTGCAGAGGATATTCAAGACCCATCAATAATTGATGATTTAGAAACCAATGTCATACCGCAAGTTGATAGTGTATTAGGAGGAGCAGCAGACCAACTTATGGATGCAGTGCCATCTGGTACTGGTCGCACACAAATTGGTCTTGGAAATTATACAACAATTAACGGAGGGTCAGGTGGCAATATTCCAATAGGTATGAATAGAACATCTGGTTCAGTCAACAGTGAAACACGAAATAAAAAAGATAAATCAGTCATAGTCAAAAGAGCAGGAACAACAAAACTACAGGGTTCTATATGTCTCTTTATGCCAGCAAGTGTCGCAGTAACACACACTTCAAACTACACTGACACTGAAATTGGATTTGGTACTCAGGCAACAGCAGCAGCATTTGAATCATTTAAACAACAAAGGAGTGAGGGTGTGAGTGTTGGAACCGCAACGATGAACACACTTAAACAATTTGGAGGTGAGGGTGTAGTGGGGGTTGGACAAGCAGCTGAGGTTGCTGGATTTAGAATGTTAGGTGTACTTCCTTTATTTCGTGGTGCAAGAGAAGTAAACGAAATGCGAGCAGGGTCGATACTTGCAAATCGTATGGAACTTGCGTTCAAAGGTATTAACAAAAGAGCATTTCAATACACTTTTAAAATGTTACCAAAGAGTTCTCAAGAAGCAGATGAGATAAGAAAGATTGTATATGCGTTCAAACACGCAATGACACCAGAGTTTAAAGAGGGTGAGTTTAACTTAGGTAGAGAAATGATTGTTCCAGATACATTTAATATTCATTATATGTATAGAGGTTCAGATAATACTTACCTTCATAAGATAGGAGAGTGTGTATTAGAAACGATGAGTATTCAGTATGGTGGTGACCGTTATAGGACACATGGTGAAAGTTCAAGTGAGTTAGATGTAGATGGACTACCAATAACAGGAGCACCACCAGTGGAAACAACAATCACACTAAACTTTAAAGAACTTGGAATGGTTGATAGAAAGAAAGTAAAAGAGGGATTCTAGTTATGTATTTTGATACTTTTCCAGTTATACCTTACGACTCTAAAGGAGACTACAATTTTAAAGAGGTGTCTAATCTTCTTCGTAGAGTAGGTCTTCGTGCAAATGTTAGAACAAATGTTTTACTCTATGATACCTATGATGTAAAAGAGGGAGAAACACCAGAGATAATCGCACATAAACTATATGGTGATCCAGAACTACATTGGGTTGTTCTAATGGTTAATAATGTGACTGACAGATACCATGACTGGCCAATGTCAACACCACAATTTCTTGCGTTTGTTAGAGACAAATACTCTGATCCAGATGCAACTCATCACTATGAAATTGCACAATCATCTGGTGATGAGACAATAAAAATAAACATTGGAACTGATAACACAGATCATCCAACTGCAACGCAAATAACAAATTTTGAATTTGAAGAATCAGAACAAGACAAAAAAAGGAAGATTCGTTTACTTGACCCTAGTTACATAGGAAAATTTGTTTCTGAGTTTAAAGATTTAATGAATGAATCAGTTATCTAATGACAACAACTCCACATCCTGGCCAATATGCTTTAGAAGTTCTTGATTTATTTCCATCAGATGGAAGTAGTGGTGTAGATTTAACGCAAAATGTTTTAGACATTGATTTGTATGAAAGTATATTCACCTCATCAATTTCTGGAACTGTGACATTTATAGACACAGACAACTTTATTTCAAATTTTCCTGTTCTTGGTCAAGAATTTTTAAAACTTAAAATATCTACTCCACTGACAGACGGAAGTGGTAAGACTATTGATTTTACTCAAAATCCACTAATAGTATACAAAATTATTTCACAAGATGATTTTGGTAATGGTGGAAAAATTAATCAGTTACGATTCGCATCACCAGAGTTAATAAGAAATTACAGAGTAAGGGTATCCAAAAGTTACAAAAAAACACCATCTGATATCGTAAAAGATTTAATGGGTGAGTCTCACATTGATAGTAACAAGGAGTTATTCATAGAGGAGTCCACAGGGGTCAGAAGTATAATCTGTCCAAACGTGCATCCATTTCAGTTTATAAAAAGACTGACGAGAGAAACCATGTCAAAAGAAACTGGTTCACCTCATTATTTATTTTTTGAAAATTGTGATGGATATCACTTTAGAACTCTACAAAGTTTTTATGAGGGGAGTTTAGGTGGAAACGTGGTTAAAAAATTACATGAAGGAGAGGAAGGTGCATTTGAGGGACAAGAAGGTGGTTCAAAATTACAACATGAGTTTGAAAGAATATTAGATCATAATATTGTTAATGCAAACGATATGTTGGCAAATATAACTACTGGAATGTTAGGTTCTAAAATTGTCGTACATGATATATATAATAAGAGATATACCACCAGTACCTTTAATTATTTTGATAGTTTTGATAAAAATATAGGGTATAAAAGAATAGAGGGTGTAGACGCAAGGGACAATCCAGTGTACAATAATGGTGAAATTGATAGGTTTGGAAATAATGTGGGCAGTTTCCCAGATTCAAAATTACATCTACATCCAACATCAAATGTTAATGATGTTTTTGATGCACAACATTATGAAGAGAGGGAGGGTGTTTTTAGAAACCCATACTCCTCAAATAGAATAAATATGTGGTTACAGAATAGAAACTCAAGATTCATGGAATTAAAAAATGGTGTGGGTGTTACTGCACAGGTTTACGGAGATACGAATATGCGAGCTGGTGACTTAGTTTCAATGAACTTTACAAATCCACTAGACGATGGGGGTGATAAATCTATTAATGGATTATATTTAATTTCCAATTTACGACACAATTTTTCACAGACAACACCAACAATGCACACTACATTTATACAGGGAGTTAGAGACTCAAGACCAGATTCACCACCAGAAGGTTCAACGATAGAACCAAAACAAATTAGACAACCAGCAGTAAACCAAGTTGCGGTTTCATTTAGACCATAATTAAGAGAAAGGAGAAAAAACTATAGTACCTTATATCATGTAAACAATTCTTAAAAGAGAGGTAATTTATGACGAACAAAACGAAACAGAAGTTGAAGAAGATGAACTTTTTATCACAAAGGAGAATTGAACCCATGAAAGATAAATATAGAAAAACTATAGGAACTTCATATGAAGACATTCAACGAATTACAGGAAGGAGTTTACGATCCCAATATTCTTAAAGCATTTTTCTTGGCTGGTGGGCCAGGTAGTGGTAAGTCTTACGTTGTAAAACGAACCACTGGTGGTTTAGGAATGAAGATTTTAAACTCAGATGACCAATTTGAGAGACTTCTCAAAGATGCTGGTCTTGACTCAAAAATGCCACCAGAAGAAAAACAACCAAGAGATGTTGCAAGAGATCGTGCAAAAGAGATAACCAAAAAACGAAGGGATAATTATGTGGAAGGTCGTCTTGGTCTTATCATTGATGGAACAGGTAAAGACTATGATAAGATTGCATATCAAGCTCGTGAACTTGAGGGTTTAGGTTACGATACTCACATGATATTTGTGAATACATCATTAGACGTTGCACTTCAAAGAAATAAAGAACGAGACCGATCAGTTCCAG